GTCGGTTAGTTACCTAACTCTTATTGTTACATAATGTTTGTAACTTGGACTCTACGGTAGTAAGTGTTTGCATTTGCAGTCAAAGCACCTAGACCAGCAGTTGTTCCTTCAGCGAAAGGATTAGCAGTTAGACCATAACGAGTCTTGAAGCCAATCTTAGGCTGGAAAGTGTTTTCACCAACCGCACGAACCATTTGTAGAGGAACGTATGGGCAGTAGAAAATACCGGCATCATATGGTGATGTGCCTTTGTAACCTACTGTGTAGTATTGCTTGTCAGCAGTGTTTGCTGAATATGGGTCAATATACACTTTGTAACGACCATTTAGAACACCAGCGAAAGTGTTACCAGCATCGTCAACATTTAGGTTGTTGTTAAGAGCAGGTGAAGTATCTAGGACACCAGCCATCTGAAGTGCAGACGCAACGTCTGAAGAACAGATAATGATGTTACCTTTACCTCTACGAGTCTGTTGTGCGATTGCGTTAGCATCACGCTCAACTTGGAACATTAGACCTTTGAACTTCTCAACACTCCAACGACCGTTTGAATCAGTGTCCATGTCGAAGATACCAGCAGTTGTAGTATCGTTCTGAGCACCTGGCTTCGCAGTTGTGTAGATAGTTCTAACAACTTCACGGTTGATTTCTGCAAGAATTTCAGCAGAAAGAATGTTTGCAAGTTCTGTCTCTGCGTCAAGACCATGAATTGCTTTAAGGTCTTGTGCAAGTTCCATAGTGTATTCTGCTTTTAGAGCTCTTGATTTTGCAGTAACAGTTTGTTTCTCAATTGAGAATGCCATTTCTGCGAAAGAGTTACCAGCGGAATCACCTAGAGCTTCTGCATCGGCAGTTGCCATACCCGCACCAGCAGTATAAGTGCCAGCAGGTGAGTCGTTAAGGATAGCAGGGTTAGTGCCAGCCTGTGTGCCTGTGCCTGAGAAGTCGGAATCGGCTTCGTTATACATTGACTCAGTTCCACCTTGTGAAGTGTAACGAGAACGCATTGCAAAGATAAGACCAGTTGGGCCTGTCATAGGCTGAACACCGGCAACATCATATGCGATTAGGTTAGGCATGGAACGTCTTACCAATGAGATAAGAATCGGGTCCCAATTATCAACTGAAGAACCAGTTGCGTTTGTTGGGGCAGCTTCACCGAGGAATCCACGGTCTTCACGAAGTGCCTTTTCTTGGTTTTCTAGGATAACAGTGGTTACAGCCTTACGATAAGAGTCTTTGATTTCAGGCAAATCATTGTGCTCTAGGACTGGCTGCCACTTTTCCTGTAGATGTTCTGTTTGGAACATTTTTATTTCTCCTTATTGAGTTTTTTTATTACAATATTTATACAATTCGAATTCTTGAAAGAATATTTCTTCCGCAAACTCCAATTATTTAGCTCGCTTTACATTTTTGCTAATGGCAGTCATGTAAGCGGCCATTGCACCAGTTGTATCGTAAGAATCAGAACCATCAGATTCAGAGTCTACAGATTCAGCGATAGTGTTTGACTTAGGGAAATAACTTTCCTTAAGCTGGTTAAGTTTTTCAGTAAAGGATTCTTCACCGTTAAACTCTACTTCTTCTGCAAGTCCTTTGAACTTTTCGACTTCTGTGTCAGCCAAGTCCTTAGATACTTCTACGAAGACTGATTCACGAACCAATTTGTCATTCTGCTTCTTCAATTCAGCAGATTTCTCAATTTGTTCGTTAATCTTAGACTCTAGTTCATCAATCTTTTCAGACTGAGCTTCTAGAATGTCATACTTTTCGTCTGGAACATCAATATAATGTTCTTCAAAAAGTGCTTTAAGACCAGAAATGAAATCTTCTGCGATTTCGCCTTTGAGACCACGCTCAATTGCGATTTCGTTTTCTTTCATCCACTCTTCTACAACATAGTTCATGTATGCATCAACTTTTTCAGTCAATTCATCACGCACTTTGTTGATTTCTTCAGCAACTTCTTGAGTTTTTTCAGATTCAATTCTTGTAACTTCTGAACGAAGTTTTGACTTAACGGCAGCTTCAAAAATTGTTGCAGCCTTAGTCTTGAATTCTTCTGATAGTTCTTCACCAGCAGTTAGTGCAGAAACATCTTCAGAAACATCTACTGATGCAAGACGGTCTTCCAAAGTAGATTCGTCAACTGACTCTTCTTCTTCTTCCTTGTCTGTCATCATAGCATCGTATGCAGCCTTAAGTTCAACTGACTTCATACCAGATAGTTTTTCAATCATGGCATCCTTCATTGCTTCTTTAGTCATACGAGCTTCTTCTAGTTCCTCACCATCATGGTCAACTTCATGACCAGCAGCTAGAGGTTCTTTAATTTTAGTTGGTTCAGTGTCTCCACCGGCATCTTTTGCACCCTTATTCTGAGCATCTTTTGCCTGTTTCGTTGCTTTCGCAGCGTCTGGGCCTTTCTTCTCTTCTGGGTCAACAACTGGTTTGCCTAGGTCTTGAACTTCCCCTTCCACTTTTTCCATAGAGTCACCTTTCGCAGCACCTTCAGTTGGTTGCTTCGCTTCTTCAAGCTCTGCCTGAACTTCTGCTTCTAGTTCCTCAATTGTCTTGTCTAGTTCTGACATTGGGATTTTCTCCTATTGAGTTGTTTTATTAACATATTT